TGTATGATCGTTTTCCAATGATCTTTGTTCTAGAGTTTCGGCGTCAAGGATTTCTTGGAATCAACTTGCATTACTTGCCCCTCAAACTAAGAGCTGCATTGTTCAACGAACTGACCATTCTCATGAATACCCAAAATCTGAATGAGAACACTCGCTTGCGTATCAGCTATCAGATCATCAAAAATGCAACGAAATATCATAGTGCTTTACCACTAGTTCGAGAGTACCTTAATAAGCATATACGGTCACGAATGCTTGAGGTTCATTCCCGCGATTGGGAAATTGCTTTATTCCTACCAGCAGAGCAATTCAAGAAGAAGGGTAAGCATACCGTGTGGGCAGAGACACGAACAGAAATTAGAGAAGGACCACGCAGACGGGCCCGTGCCGCAAAAGAGCGACGTGAACGCGAGCAGCGTCAACGTCAGGAACGTCTACAGCAAGGTACTCAGGAAACCCCATGACCGGTATCGACGAACTACAAGCTAGAATTGGCAGCTTTGGCGTAACACGACCTAATAGATTTCAGGTCGAGCTGTCCTCACCGCCGGGTCTTTCCAACTTGATTCCAAGAGATAGAATAGAACGCCTAGCGATTCAATGTGAAGTAGCACAATTGCCAGGTAAGTCATTCTCCACACAAGAACAACGTATCTATGGACCTGTTCGCAAGTTTCCATATACTGCAACTTTCACTAGCAATATTGAATTGACATTTCGTATTGGAACCGACTATCTTGAACGTTCGATTTTCGATGAATGGCAAAATAAGGTTATGAACCGGTCAACTAATATGTTTGGTTACTACAAAGAGTATGTGACCGATATGATTATTCATCAGTTTGACACCGAAGATGAACGTATCTATTCAGTCAAACTTATCGAAGCATGGCCCGAAGCTATTCAACCGATTGAACTGAGTGCCGAAACGACGAATACATATAATAGACAAACCATCACATTCGCTTTTCGTCAGTGGGAGCAGACTAATGCTCTACCACTGATATTCCCCAGCACGACCTCGACGAAGAAAGCTGAAGGCGGAAAGATTCTAACGTATTTGACACAAGGTGGATTTGCTTTCTTCGATCAGTTGCCACGCATTACTGGTTCTGGTGGAACTATCTTTGGTAGTATTCTTTAACACAATAGGATGAATTATTATGACATTACCCACAATCGTCACACCCCGATATACACTTGAGCAGCCGTCTACCGGCAAGCAAATTTCGTTTCGACCTTTTCTGGTCAAAGAAGAAAAGATTCTTCTCATGGCTCTCGAAAGTGACGATGCTTCAGAAGCGATTCGAGCGACTAAGCAAGTAATTGAAAACTGCTGCGACGACCTTGGTAATATTGATGATCTTCCAATGTTCGATATCGAATATATTCTCTTGCAGTTACGTTCAAAGTCCGTAGGTGAAGTTGCAGAACCAGTAATCAAATGTTCAAAGTGCGATGGGGATATCAAATTGAAAATTGATCTCTCGAAAATCGCTGTAACTAAGAACAAAAAGCATACTACTAAAGTTCAGATCACCAATACGGTTGGTTTGATTATGAAGTATCCAACATATGCAACCCTTCAAAATATTCAAGGTGCTGAAAATCTTACTGCTACAGAGACAATAGACTTGATGTTGAGTTGTATTGAATTCATCTATGATGATAAGCAACAGCATAAAGCATCTGAGCAAACCTCTACAGAACTTCATGAATTTATAGATCACTTGACGCAAGCTCACTTTGCAAAGATTCAAGAATTCTTTGATACGATGCCTAGATTAGAGCATACCGTATCATATACCTGCACCAATAAAGTTCGCACCGGCGATACCACTAGTGAAAAATGTGGTCATAAGGGTAAGGTGGTAATCAATAATTTACAGGATTTTTTCGGGTAAGTTTCTGTCATGATTCCCTAGCCAATATGTACAAGATGAATTTCAATTTGATGCAGCACCATAACTATAGTCTCAGCGAATTGGAATGTATGATACCCTGGGAGCGACAAGTCTTTATTAAGATGCTGGCTGACTGGATTGAGGAAGAGAACGAAAGGTACAAGCAACAAGGTATGAAGTAAGATGGCTGACGAACTAACACAATCTAGTTTCGATGATACTATCCAAAAACTATCGGCTGATATTGAAGCTGCTGGCGATGGTGTCGAACGCTCTGTCGAGGACCAATCAGAAGTATTAGAACGGATTGTTGCCCGTAGCGTCAAAGCTATAACAACTACCTTGACCAATTCGACGAGACTGATTGAACAAATTGTTGCGACTCAGGAAACGATCCAAGAGGACGATAAAGAGCAAGACAAAAAAAGTATATTTCTTCTTACTAATTTAGGTGTGAGTTTGCGTGGACTTCTTACTCTTGGAGTCAATGCTAAACTTTCGGATACTGAACGCACGCGAGAAGAAAAACGAACAGGCGATGCTCTGATTGGTGCGTTGACCGAAATTGGTGGTGGTCTAGCATTCCTCAAAAACAAATTGGGCGACTTCCTGAAAATCGTCACAAACCCCCTAACGCTGATAGGTTCTATTGTTGGTATTGCTATCGGCACGGTAGCGGGGTTCTTTGCTTTCTTCAGCAGAGCCCTCAACATCCCTGCCATACTTCAAGCCATACTCAAACCAATCCTAGAATTTCTATCTCCTAAATCGCGTGTAGGCAAGGCTGTTAGTGGTATTGCTAAAACTTTAAGTCGAATGATTAGTTCATTCGTAAAGGTGTTCAGTCGGTTCGGTGCATTCATTCTCAAATCTATTCCGCTTGTTCAAAAGATAGTCAACTTCATAAAGCCATTCATTGCATTCGGCAAAGGTCTTGGTAGCCTTCTAGGTAAGCTCGCTCTACCCTTGACTATTGTAATTAGTATAGTCAAAGCTGTCTTGGGTTTTATGGACGAGTTCAAAAAGACTGGAAGTATTCTTATGTCCAGTCTACGAGCCATTGGTGATGTTCTAGACTTTCTTTCGTTTGGTGTATTCAATGCAGACCAGCTAAAGAAATTTGTTGGTGAACCTATTCAGAATTTCATTGCTGGTATCAAAGAATTGTTTACTGAAGGATTCTCGATAGCAACAATGAATAAGATTATGGAACCGCTTATCAAGTTCATTCTTGCTACCCCTAATATTGTGATCGACGCTATGGGAAGGATAACGGCATTCATCGCAGAAAAGTTGGGGTTTGAAAACTTTGCTAAGAAGCTAAGATCATTCTTGGCCGACTTTGACTTGTTCGACCTTATCAATGATGCTGGTCAAGCGATTAGTGACTGGTTCGTGTCACTGCCGGATAAACTTGGTCAGCTAGGTATGATCCAAAAGATGAGTAATGGTCTTGTTAGTATGTTCACTAAGATTACGGATATGATATTCGATTTCGTACTTGCAGTTCTACCAGATTTCGTGCTTTCCAAAGAACTTGAGGAAGTAAAGAAGTCCCGCAAGATTCGAAAAGACAGACTTGAAAAACTCAATGCGGTTCAAGAGGAATTAGGTCTTGCTACTCTCAAAGAAGCGGATGCGGAATTGCAGCGTCGAGCAGATGTCACTTCAGAACAGAAACGGCTTGATGCCGTTCTGTCGGCCGTACGAGCCGGGGGTGCTGCTGGTATTGACCAAGCGGCCGCCGATGCTTTGGTTGAGAGAGCAGTAACTATATCTGACCGGCTGAAAGCATTGGAAGCTCAGACACCAGTTTCGCTTGAAAAGTTAGCCCTAACGCAGGGAGCTGCCTCTGCTCTAGACCTGGCAAATCAAATGGCAGCCAATGCTACCCTGCGTGATAAAGCTAATCGAACAGCACCCGCTGTTTTGCCCATTCCTGCTGCGCCGATTATAGCATCTCCTACAAGTTCTGCATCACCGATCATCGCCCCATTATCAATGCGAAATAACGAAAACACGTTTCGCAGAATCATGCAAAAAGACTTCACGGGAACACAAGGTTAAAAGCCGGCGGAGGTCGGTCTGTAAGGCCTAGGTTAAAAAGAAAAAGCCACTCAATTGAGTGGCTTATTTCTTGATAATGCGCCGACCCGTAGGGACGGCAGAGCGAATTAATCTTCGTTGGCAAGACCTTCGAAGTAGGCATGGGCGCTCTTGGGTGACTCCTCATCGTCATCCGAGTCGTCATCCGTATCAACCGCTTGCGGCTTTGTCACCTTCGCCTCTTGACTCACGGCAGCGGCCACGTCAGCGGAAGTTTCTTCAGCTCCAGCAGCTTCGGCAGCAGCGTCAGCAGCAGATGACTGTAGAGTGTCAGCCGGTGCGAGAACCGTTTGGACACGATCTCGCAGTTCCTTATACTCCTTGAATTCACTGGCGTCGATGAACGGCTGCAACTTATGCTGCCCCTCATAGAGAGCTTCAAGTGCCTTCTCGTCGCCGTCAAGGAACTGAGATGCAGCAGCAAACTCAGACTTGTCATAGTTGACAAATCCCTCAACGTTTCGAATCTTGATCTTGAAGTCAGCACCGTCCCAGAAGCAGAAAGGATTGATTTCCTTCTCATCTTCGAAGTCGGGATCCATAGCGTCCATCAACTTGGTAAAAATCTTCATCCCGTACTTGTACAGGAAGACCCTACCTTCGTTCTCAGGATTCTTAGGATCGCTGACAATGTACACGTTTGAGATGTACTGAAGTCGGCGCTTACGATTGCGGGCGATGTTTTTCTTGGCATCAATACCACTGTTCCAAAGCTCAGTGTTGCGTTCGCAAGCAGGACACTTACCAGCGATGGTCGTGGGACAATTCTCAATGTACCATTGACCCTTCGGTCCCTTGAAACCATGTGAAAAGATACGGATCCAGGGAAGATTTTCTCCCTCTACTGCGGGAAGAAACCTGATGATCGCATAGCCATTGTCTGACTTGTCGCGTGATGGTTTCCAGAAACGGTCGTCGTCAAACGAGCCTCCGGGTTTGTTCATCTTCGCAGCGGCGTCGGCCAGGTCGGCGGTTTTGCGGCCACGATCTTTCTTTAAATTACTGAGTGACATATTGTGTCTCCTATTTCAGTGTATTTGGTTTGTACGTTGTTGTGAATAGTTGTAAAACGTATTACGGTGTATGCAGTTATATTTAGGTTTTAGGGGGCCCTGAAATCGCCCTTACGAACTTCCGCATAATTGCCCGGCGTATCTGGTAGCGGTGTATCAGTAGCTTGCCACTGACTATCACCAAATCCAAAGAGTTGGGTGCGAGCGGCGAACAGACCTTCGTGGTGTTGCTCTAACAGGGAAATCTGAGCGTTGATCTCAGTGATCGCTGTTCGAAGCGTCTCCAAACCAGGACTTTGTTTCGCACGATCAAGGTGAACCATCTCGGGATGATCCAGGTGAACTCCAAAGTCGGTTGCCAGACTGTTGAAGTTTTCATTCAAATTACTCAATCGTATGGCCACCGAATCAAGTTCCTCGACGATCGGTAGTTGCATTGGTTCTTCATCCATCTTTTCAGTAGCTCTCCGCATTTCAGAAGCTCTCAACGAAGCACCGCTTCCCAAGTACCGTTATGGTTTCCACGGTCACGCAGAATCCATGTAGCACCCGTCACAGCGTCAACAAGAAAAATGGGATCAGGTCGGTCGATCACGAAACGTC